CGTACTTCACTAATAATCTTACATTTTAATATTTCTTCTGAGCATATATCTGTTGTGATTTTGTATATGATGTTTGGATATGTACAAACCACTTCTACATTGCCAAACATAATTTCAAGTATATGTGTCATTAAATATGGGAAATCTGATTTCGCCAAATATGCTTTCATAATACTCCTTTCCTAATAAATCCGTTCTTTGTTATTGTTTCATATTTTTTGTTTATAATTATCTACCCAAACCCAAATCGCTTCTCTTTCAAAGTAGACTGCATACGCCCCACTGTCCTATAGATTCCCAAAGCCTAACAAATGTTAGAAGACTCCTTCTTGCGCATATTTCCCTAAACCATATCAATGACAGATTTTATTTACTATAATAAAACTCAAATTCTCCATTTGTGCCATAATAACATTCACATCGTTCACATTTCTGTCTTGGAACTACTTTAGTTGGATCATCAAATTTTGAATAACTCCATATTACATTTCCACACTTTTTACATTTGAAATAATGCAGATATCTTTTTATTTTTTGTTTGTTTGGTTGCTCCGGTATGTAAATATCTTCTTCTCCATATTTTTTTATTTGATATCCTGTTTTAGAGGTAATATCTTTTGCTAATCGATACCAATTTTCTGTATGACCACCGTTAGAACGTCCACGTTTGTAACAATTTTTTCTATATTCCACTAAATCTTTATATGAATCTATATCTAATTGATGTGCTATTTCGTGTATTACTGTGTTTTCAATATCAAACATTTCTCCATATAGGAAATGATATTTGTTAATTTCAATAATTCTATCTTTGGAATTATATCGTCCGTAAATTGACTTGAAACGTTCATTAAATTTAATTCCGTTTATATTTATATTTGTATATCCAGAATTGTTTAGTATTGATATACATTTTTCCAATACATTATTAAGTTCTGATTCACATCTTTTCTGATCCATTAATTCTCCTTTCTTAATTCCATTTCAAATACGTGATTGATTTGGTTTTATATTGTATCTTTTCTTTGTAGCAATATCTTCACATGCGTATTCTCTTTAAGTTCTATATCAAAATCTTTACTTACTACTTCTTTTAAAAATGGAAGTGTATAATGTTCTTGATAAACCATTTTATATTTATCAAAATTTATCTTTCTGTATAAATCTTCAATTGTAATTGGTAAGTAGTTTTCTCTTACTTCACGCTGCCAATTTGTTTTATATCTATATTTTAAAAGCCAATGAATTAAATTTGGTAAATACTCTATGCTTCCCCATTGTGCTTCGAAATCATTTAACATATCTTGATCTGCACAATGATAAACTTTTGCTACGTCTTCAGCATAGGCGATATGTTGAGCCTTCTGGTTTATAGCCATGTCACGAATAGATATATATTTAAAATTAATGCTATTGAATACGTTGTTCCAAAATTCATTTATTGAAGATTTATTGCCATATGAATACACTTCATGAATAAGACTAGATATATTTAATATACCGTCATGATCTGATTTACTATAATCATCTTTTAAACTGCTCCAGTTATGATGATATGTACATGACGAAAAATTTTCATTTGCAATTTCTAACATATTTTCGCAAATGTCAAATCCGTAATAATTGTAATTGGGGTTTATTTTATACAACATTTTCATTAAACTACCATCAGCGCATCCATAATCTACGAAGTTATAGACATCATCATCTATATGGCTTATAAACCAAATTTTATCTATTAAACTTTTTTGCATTCCCGAATTGTATATTTGTATGTTATTGATGTTGATTTCATTTATCTTATTCATACAGAGATCTCCTTGATTAATTATAACTTGGTTCAGTCTTATCCGATCTAACTCTAACAAACACAGGGAATTGTAAACTTTCAAGTCCAGTATTCTTATCTGAAGTAATTTCTTTATATTTTACTTCCACAATCTTACCAATAATATCATCACGATTATTCCAAATGTCTGTACGTTGTTCATCTGAATAACCACTTCCAACATTAACAGTATTAGATTTAAATTCTACTACCAAAGCTCCTAAATTTCCCTTTAACCTACCATCCCCTTCTTGCACATCGACCACTTTTAAATCCATTGTATAAAACCGTTTAATTTTGCATAGTGAAGTGACACGCTTACATCTATAATAATCATCTTTATTTAACATTATTCCTTCCCAATCGTTATCAACAGCATATTGTAGCCAATTGTCAATTTCTGATTGATCTGTTCCATTATATAATCGTTTTACTACTTTAAGATTTTTTATACCCATTTGTGCAATATTGTATTCTAAATCTTTTAACATAGGTATTCGTTTTCTATATGTAAAATCTGATTGTTGATTATCATCAAACTGACTTACAGGAAATAAATCAAACACCACTAATTCAATTTCTACTTTATTCTCTGCATCTGAATTGATAATACCAGTTCCAATCCTGAAGTTTTCACCATCAGATACACCATCATTATTCTTACGAATTAACTCACCATCTACAAAGTAATTAGATAATCCACAAGCATTAATATCATCAATAATATGTTGGAATCCTTTAAATACTTTTCCTTGTCTGCTCATTAGCTTTCCTCTATAAAAGGAACATCTATTTCCATTTAATTTCTGACTTAATGAAAACCATTCACCTTGCTTAATTTTACATTTATCAATAGGTGATCCTAGCTGCACTTCCCATGTTCTAATTAAATTTGGAATTGCTTTATTTACAGTCTTATGGTCAACGCCTATCTTAATAGACTTTGTAATTAAATCTTTGATAAATAATTGTTCTTCGTTGCTATGTTTTTCTATATATCTTTGTATGTTGGCAACATCAACATCTCTTCCGGTATTATTATTTTCAATATAATCCATAATCTCAAACAACTGTTCAAAAGATTGATTACATATACTGTAGTTAAGTTTTTTATCAATCTTTGCATTACTAATACCAGTTGTGATATCACCATCTAATAAGAATACTAGACATCTCTTAAATAATTCATTATTCTTATTCTCCTTGATAATTCTTTCCTTATAATTCTTACCGCTTGTTGCTTGAATTTGATTAAAAATTCTAATTACTTCTTCCATTCCAATTCTCCTTATATGTTTTATATTGTTTCCTTATATGTAATAAAACCTGTGATACTATAAGATTCAAGTCACGTCACTTGGTTCTCTTTAATAATATCACAGGTAGAATATATTGTCAATGCTTTTGTTTAATATTTTATCTAATTATTTTATTCTTAATCCTTCTGTTTGTGGTTCTAAATGCGCCCATTCACATACTAACTTACCATCATCTGTTGTATTACCATTTGTAGATAAGTATTCTCTCAGCTTATCACCATTAACAACGTCAGGCTGCTTAATCCTATAATCTTCTGGAATAAGATTAACATCTACATCTACTGTAAGCTTTCTTTTTCCACCATTCTTCTGAATATTAAATGAAAACAATTCTGTAGTAAATTTAGTCTTTCTGGTAATCTTCATTGAATGATATAAATGATCTTTCAAACTCTTTATTCTATTCTCAAAAATAGTTTTTCTATTATTAAGTCTATCTACTTCCTTTTTAATGGCATCATTATTAGACTCAATATGTTTGATTAACTTAGCATAATTATCTGCTTTGTTTTCAATCTCACAATCCATTCCCTCAAGTGTATCAAGTATCATCTGCTCATCAATTTCTTCATCTTCCAACATGTTTAATAACTCTAAATACTCACCTGTTAATTGATATAAACTTGCCATAATATTTATTCCTCCTCAACTGTTTTATATAATCTATATTTGTTTAATAGTAACATTTCTCTAAGAAAAGTTTGTTTTGTTTTAACTTCCTTATTTTGAATAGCTTTTGTAATTGCATAATTGTTAGCTACCAATACACAATATTTCTTTGCTCTAGTAATAGCCGTATATAACAATTCACAATTATTCATAATAAAACTTCCGGTATCCATACCTACTATAGTAGATGAGAAACCTGATCCTTGCATTTTATGTACTGTGCAAGCATAAGCTAACTCAAGATTTTTAGATTCACTTCTATTAAACAAAACTTCTCCTATACCAACAAAATCTACTGTACAATAACCTTCGTTATCTATTTCTTTAACTATACCAATGTTTCCATTAAATACAGGAGTAACTTCGCCATCAGTATTGATACTCTTGTAATTATTTTTAGTGTTTAATACTTTATCTCCTTTACGTATAATATATTTCTTTACATCATCTTTTTTACTTTCTAGTAATATTTCGATTTCTTGACCTTCAGTAAATTTAGGATTATATATACTTTGTATCTTTGTGTTGATATTATAACAAGATAGATCACCTTTTAATCTCATAGGAACACACACTTGAACTTCCATAATATCATTAAACTTATCCATTTCAGTTTGAAAATGTCTTATAATACACTCTGATAGTGATTCTTTATTTGAAGTAATATCTAACTCCATATCCTGCAATTCGCCTAGTATCTCATTACCTTCAAAAGAATTAGGAAATATCTGTTCTTGTGTAGCTACTTTAATCGAAGTTGGAATAATACCACTTCTTAAAGCTTGTCGATGAGGTTTTGTTAATTTAACTACTGGTAAAACATCACTATCTAATATATCTGCAAATACTTGACAATTTCCAATAGGAGTAAGCTGTTGAACGTCTCCCATTATTATTACTTTTGCTCCACTAGGAATAGCTTCAAGTAGTGATAAAAATAATGATCCATTAATCATCGTTGCTTCATCTATTAATACAATATCTACTGCTAATTTATTCTGTTTATTGAATGTAAATGCACCATTTGAATATCCTAATGCTCTATGTATTGTTCTAGCGGGGAGTCCTGTAGCTTCAGTAATTCTTACACTAGCCTTGCCTGACAAAGCACAAGCTATAATATTATAATTATTATACAATGAACATATACCATTAGCTGTTGATGTTTTACCTGCACCAGCCAAACCAGTTAAAGCCATCACATTGTTATCTAAACTAAGCTTGATTGCATATTGTTGTTCTTCTGTAAATTCAAACCCTTGTTGTTTCTCAACGTTTTTTATAATTGATTCCCAATTAGTAATATTAAATGATTTAGGTTTATAATCTTTATGTAGTTCTGATTCATCTAATATTTCATCTAAATCATCGTAATCATTATTTGTTTCTTGGATTTCTACATAACCAATCTGCAATCTGATTAGTTCATTCATTATGCTATCTTCAAGCTTATAAAAACGTTTTAATGCTATTTTGTTTCCATTTTCTAATACAACAACATCATTATTATCAATCATTAATTTAGCCGTACTCATTACTATTTCTTCTGGAACAAAACCTAAAGTATCGTACAATGCTTGCATTAACTCTTGATAATATAAATAACTCTTTCCGACTTCCCCTTGCTCATTTAAATAATGGATCAAGAAACCTTTAATTCTTCTTATGTCATACTGACCAATTCCTACCTTACAGGCTACTTCATCTGCTTTCTTAAATCCTATACCATCCACTCTTACTAAATCATATGGATTGTTTTTTACAACGTCTATTGCTACATCAGGTGAATGATAAAAGTCAACTATCTTCTTAATGAAAGTAGATGTTAAACCAAGTGTTCCTAACTCCATATAAACAGAGCTGTAATCCTTAGATTCTTCGTATTCATCAATAAGCCTTAGTGCTACTTGATTCCCAATACCTCTAACCTTTATTAAAGATTTTACATCTTTATCTTCTAATAGTTTTATTACATCGTCATATGTATCAAATAACTTATCTACTATATTTTCATTTAAAACATTGCGTAGAAATTCACGTTGTTTATCTTTACTTGATATATCAATACACTTACTAATGTAAACAATTTCATAAGTATTTCCGTATGTTTCGTGACTCTCTGATAACTTACAAAACACTCTATATGTAGTTCCATATTCTAACTTACATACATTGCCTTTTAATTTAATACTAGATATATCTTCATCACAATTCTCTAAACGTTTATTTATGATACCGGAGAAAATAGCAAATTCTCCACTATCGACATGTTTTGAATACTTCGGATAAAATATTCTATCTAAAAATAGTTCACATTTTAATATATTTTCTTCCATTAATCCTCCTCACTCACATCGGATGCTAATTTGCTATCTTTACTATAGTTACGATATATGATCTCATATTTTGTAATTACATCATATTGCTTATCAATGTCAGCAGCCAAAATATTAATTCCACTTTCATCTTTTCCGGTAATTTTAACTCCGTATTCTAATTCACTTTTTGGAACATCTATAATATCTCCATCTTGTAGAGGTAATATATTGAATACTTCTTTTTTTACTTTTCTATACTGTACTTCTCCTGTTTTCATATTATATAATATTAAATTTGGTGAAATGACATTTCTTGTATTTAATATAAACCATCTATTACCGTTTAATGTATTATATTTATAGCGAACTCTATTGAATTTTTTTACTTGCATTTCCATAATCTCAAAAATATTTATGTCTACATTTTCTAGCATATCAAATATTTCACCTAACGCTTTCTTTGAGTCAAAATTTGAATAACTTTTTCCTGTTTTACTTAACTCAGCATTTAGTAGAACTATATCGTATATTTTTGAATTTAATATTTTCTTTTCAATGTTTTTGATTGTAAACTTTTCTTTTCCATATAGTAAATTAAAATACTCTTTAAATTCTAAAAGCTTTTTCGTTCGTCCGTAAATATTACAACAGTCAGCGATAATGTATTCTTCTAATATTTTATTAGTAATTGTAGTTTGATTAACTGCTTCTAAAAATTCATAGAAATTATTACTTTTACACATACAATCAAATAGTATGTTTGGAGTATTATCAATTTTTATTTCTTCTTTAGTTAAAAACATTTCTATACGTTTTTTGGCTTCATCAATATAATATTCTCTATTTAAATATTCAGGTATTGCTTTATTGTGAATTGAAGAATTATCAATAAATAAACAATCTGGTGTGTTTGCAAATTTTTCATATGATTTTTCATTTTTTACTACTTTTAATTTGTAAATACCGCCATCTGATTTATTATTTGAAGCAAATATTCTATGTACTTTTTCATGTAATTGATTACCATTAATAGAAATTACTTTTCCATTTTGTGTAGTTGGTATTCCGTACCATATTTCTTTATACTTTGATGATAATTTTATTACTTTCTGGAACTTAATTAATTCATTACACTCATTTACAGTCTTTTCTACTGGTATTTCATAAGCTAAATAATTTCTCACAGCATCATTGAGAATAGATAAATCATTATCAATTGGCTTATTATATTTCACAAACGATCCTTTACATTCTAATTTGCCATCTTTTTTAACTGCAATATAATTATTTACATTTGATTGGATTAATTTTGTATATTCGTCAATCTCAAATTCCATTCTCAATCTACAACCAACTTTATTAGTAATTTCTATAACTTTATTTTTCATTTCTTCATTCTTACACAATATATATATTCCATCTGTATTAGTCTGAAGTAATCTACAATATGGTTCAATTTTATCTATTAAATCCAATATAAACATTTGACCAAAAATACATGTTAAATTTGCCATCAATGGATCGTAAATAGCACTATTTATATCTTTTGAACCACCGTAAATTCCATTTATCATAGGTTTTAAAGATGCATTTTTTGAATTCTTTTCGGCTTTTAATTTTAATCTAAAGTCTCTCATTTTACGAAAATCTTCTGGATTAATAAATTTTCTACTAAGTAAATCATATTCTATATCAGTAGTTGGATACATACTTGATACATCTGCGTGTAATATGATTCCTTCAAATATAGCTTCTTTATCATCACAGCCATGACATCCCCCCCATGCAAATACATGCGGTATTCCAGCAACAATACATGTTAATTGGTTATTGTGTTGTTCATCTTCTGAAAATAAATGCTCTTTATATCTCCAATTTTTAGGATTCATATACCACTCTGGTATAAACTTATATTTATCTGAAATATTAATCGTATTGGGAAGTCTAATATCAAATTCATCATCAATTGTATGTTGTTGTACTGCTTTTAAAATATGAGAAGCTAGTTGCACTTTTGTTTTGGTGAAATATGACATATCTAATTTGTATAATTCAATAATATCCAATTGACCTTCAAAATCAGACCAACAATTATCTAATACTTTCAATAATTCCATAACATCATGTTTATTATAAAACAATGTTTGTTCAATCTCTTTGTCTGTTAATTCTCTATCAATATCAAAATCTATTTCAGTTTCTCTTATGTCATCTCCAAGAAATGCTTCCAATTGTTTTAAGCTCTTATCTTTTAAAATACAATCATAATCATTTATTGGATACTTTCTGAAATTTTTGACTACTTGAAACGGTTTTTTTCCTTCTTTAATTATTTTGTCGTTTATATAACCAGCACTCATTCCATCAAGAATTCCTTTAAAAATGCCAGTATCATATTGTCTTCCATTGTATGATATAAAAATCTCATTTTTATGATTGTTATACCATTCAAATAATTCATTTCTATTATTTATAACAGTAATAACATTATTTCTATTTTCATAATTAATGAAGGTAACACAGAACCAATTTA